GTGGGATAAGCCTAAAGAATCACACTCACAGCTACCTGCCACTATCAGGAGGCACCTTAAATAACAATGCCACTATAACTCTGAACATGTACGGCACACGAAAGCTTGTTATAAGCGGAAACTCTATCAGTGCCGATATGAGTTCAGAAACGGGCGGATGGGCAGGAAACTTCGCATCGGTAAAAGATCCAAGTGGAACAACGACAACAATGCTCGGATGGTATGGAAGTGCAAGTGGGTTGACTCACATCTTCATGGGTGGAACTTATTCTGACCCTGCACTCAAGATGACAGGAGCAGGGCAGTTTACGTTCAAGAGTACTCCTTATGTGGGAAGTACATTAGTATCTTTAGCAAACCATACACACTCTGGATACGCAGCCTCAAGCCATACTCACAGTACATATCTGGAAAAGACCACATATGAGTACAACAAAGAGCTTGCGTTAGGAGGATCTGGAGCAATTTGCATCGGTAAATTCTCGATGTACGACAGTAACATCACTGTGGAAATAAGCTCGACAACAAGCACTACATACAATGGTACGCTTGTTATCGCAACACAGAACTATGGAACATCGGGTGGTGGTAGCTTTACTGCGAATGTATACGGAGATGTGAGCAATACTATTGCACCAAACATCTACATCTACAATGTGGGTACAAGTGGTGTGGTTGAGATTTACTTCAAACCTGCCACATACTCAAAGAACCTTATGCACGTTCAGTGTCAGGCACTCAGAGCGACTCCTACAGAGGTGCTTACATCCATAGATGCTGTACCTTCAACAGCAACGACAAAGCCAACGAACCTGCTGAAATCTGCACTGGATGGTAAAGCGAATAGCAGTCATACTCATTCTGAGTACGCTTTAGCGAGCCACTCACACACATTAGACTACAGATTACAGGCGGCACAGTCCACTGCTACAGGATCTGATGCGAACAGTGCAACGCAGACAGGCTTCCACTATATCAACGGTACGACAAACAGACCTCCGTTCAGTCAGAGTTCTAACGTCGATTATAGAATATTGACAACAGCGTATAGTGCGGCATGGTTACAGCAGATTGCGACCGACTTCAGATGCGATGATATCTACTATAGAAGAAATCAGAGCGGTTCATGGCAACCTTGGAGAAGGCTTGCATTTATTGATGAATGTGCGGCCGCAAGTCATAGCCACAGCTACCTGCCTCTTTCAGGCGGTACATTGTCGGGCACATTGAATCTGACAGCTAATACTGTTCAGATGAATTTCAGACCTGGGCATGCGTCATATGATGGCATTATTTCGTATCAAACAGGTGGAAACGAAGCAATGGTGTTCTCTACCATGAATGCTGTGACAAGTTTCATCTTTGCAAATGGAGAAGCGACTGCAACTAATTTATCTACAACTAGATGGCAGTCCTTAACACCTGGGCTACAGATTAAGAATAATTGTGTGGCTATAGGTAAGCTCATAGCAAACGGCGTAACACCGTCGTATACTTTAGATGTCGGTGGTACGATTTATGCGAGCAGTACGATTTATGAAGGTGGCACAGCACTTTCGAGCAAGTATGCACCGTTGAGCCATTCACATAGTGAATATGCGACAGCGACACATTATCACAGTTCGATTAGGCACTTGTCTAGCGATACAACAGTCATTGACACTTACATTAGTGACGGAACATACTTTTTCAGACCTCCTAATACTAGTATCAGCGTTGTATTGGGCGGCAGTGGTTATCCATTCGCTAGACTATACACAAAAGGTCTTACAATTTCAGAGAGTCGAATAGTTTGTAAGCCTACATATGACAATACTGTAACCTATGCGACAAATATGTACGTGGCTTCAGGCGGCACGATTTCACGAACCACAAATACTTCTAGCCGTACTATAAAACATGACATCGAAAGACTTTCTGCTGACGAGCTTAAAGCGGAGAATTTGTATCATTTGGGAGTGGTACAGTTTAGGTATAACGATGGCATCATAACGGATACTGAAGATGCTCGGTATGGAAAGACTCTGCCAGGATTCATTATTGAGGATATGAACAATGTGTATCCTATCGCGGTAGATAAGCCAGGCGACAATGTGAAGGATTGGTCATGGAATGCACAGTATATGATTCCGCCTATGCTGAAACTGATACAAGATCAACATTCAGAAGATATCCGTATGGAGAGTGAAATCAGATCTATAAGATCAGAACTGATCAGTACACAGAACAAACTTAACGCTGCGATGATGAAAATCGCAGAACAAGAAAAACAAATAGAACAGCTGATGCTGGTCTCATAAGTTATCAATGCTGGGCATAGCAATGGGGCTATGCTCAGCTTATTTATTTTATTAAGAAAGGGAAAGGTAAAACAAATGGCATTACACAGCAGAAAAAAGATCACAGTGGAAGGCGAATCAGTGATCAACGGAGTAGTAGTTCAGGGATATAGAGCTGAGATCAACTCAGACAATCCGGAAGATATCACTATCAGTGATTGGATAGCCGATAAGAACGGCTACAAAGAAAATCGTGTTCAGGCAAGAAGAGATAGTAACGAGTTCGAAGACATGGCATATGCGATTCAGGACGAAATGATTGCAGCTATCGTTACTACAGAAACTGAATAGTCAAAAGAGGAGGAGTAGAAATGAAAGTCAAGAACAAAGACATAATGAAGCTCGTTAATGTGAGATTCGGAGAAAAGAAATTCCCTGCAGCTATGCAGCTTGCTATCGTGGGAAATGAAGAGGCTATATCGGGAGCACTGAAGGCATATTCGAAAGTATATAACGAGATTGCTGAAGCGCATGCCAAGAAGGATGAAGATGGAAATCCAATCAAGGATGAAAGCGGTAACATGCCTATCGAAGATACTGAAGCATGGAACAAGGCACTGGAAGAACTGGATGATGCAGAGATAGAAGTATCAATCACGATGATCCCAAGAGCAGTCTTTGAAAGATGTTGTGATGATCCGGCTTTCGATACTCCTAGTGTATCCGAAACTTCAGCGATGTCTTTCTTCATCGAAAAAGAATAAGTTTATGATCAGGCGGTTTTCTTTAAGTAGAGAGCCGCTCTTTTAGTTGGAATGAAAGGAGAAACAAAAATGAAATTAAACTGGTTAGTAAGAATCAAAAATCCAAACTTCTGGATAGGGCTCATAGCCGTTATCCTCATGGCAATGGGTGTTGATGCATCCATGTTCACCACATGGGCGGCCGTGATCGATGCCGTAAAGAGCGTGTTCAGCAATCCATTCATGCTGGCATCATTAGCCGTGGCGCTTTGGGGCTATGTCCAGGACTTCACCACAGAAGGTACGGGTGATACTAAGCTGGCACTCTCATACACGAAACCAAAAGATGCCGCTGACAGCGAAAATGATTATGAAATTATAAGAGCTATCAAGGAAGACGGATATGCTGCGATGATTGGAGAGGGTGAAGACGATGGCGAAGACGTATAAAGTATTTCTTGACCCGGGGCATGGCGGTTCTGACCCGGGCGCGGTGAAATATCTCCGCGAATCAAAAATAAATCTCGTCGAGGGGCTTGCCTGCCGCGACTATCTGAAAGCCAACAGCGTATCTACCAAAATGTCACGTACTACAGATAAAAATACCAACCTAAACAGTATCTGTGCTGCCGCAAATAAGTGGGGTGCAGATATCGCGGTATCTTTCCATAATAACGCTGGTGGTGGTGACGGCTTTGAGGCTTACTGTTCTATTAACGGAGGGAAAGGCAGAGAACTTGCCAAGTGTATCGAAGCTGAAGTCAAGAAGATTGGTCAGAACAGCAGAGGCGTGAAGACAAAGAAAGGAAAGAACGGCGACTATTACGGCTTTATCCGCATGACGAATATGCCGGCCGTTATCTGCGAGGGTGTATTTGTAGACAATAAGACTGACGTTAAGATCGCTGACACCGTAGCAGAGCAGAAAGAGTTCGGCTATGCTTACGCAAGAGGTATACTGAAGTATCTGGGACTTCCTGATAACGGCATCTCCGGTAAGCAGGACGCCAAGACTACGAAGAAAGTTACAAAGGCTGCAACCAAGTATAAGACAAGCTCTTATGCCAAGAAGATTAAGACAGGTCTTAAGACACTGGGCTACTTTGATGGACCTATCGACAGCTATGTGACACCTGAATATAATGAGGCGGTTCTGAAGTTCCAAAAGAAAGCGTTTACTAGAGCGAAAGACAGGGATGGAATTGGCGGCAATGACACGCTGATAGCTGTTCAGACATTTGTGAACTTCAAAGATATCAAATACTTTGAACCGAAAGAGTTTAGGTGTAACTGTGGACACTGTACCGGATATCCTGCAGTTATTGATGCGCAGCTCCTGAAGAATCTTGATCACCTGAGAAAGAACTACGGAACTATCACGATCACATCAGGCGTAAGGTGTAAATGGAAGAATAGCAGACTTCCAGGATCATCTTCCACATCAAAGCACATGGAGGGGAAGGCAGCAGACTTCTATAATAGTAAACTGACCGGCACCAAGGCAAAGCGTACAGCTATGGTAAAACGCTGGTACACTTATAAGAAGGCAAGCTATTCATACGCTAACACTCCGGGCATGGGCAATGCCGTGCATGTTGATGTGAAGTAGGAGGTAATGATGGAAGTTATCCTGGATCATATTGTTGAGTTTATACTTGCCGGTATTCTGACCGGTGTAGGGTTATACTTTAAACGCGTATCAAAACTTATCAACGGGATCGTACTTTCTGTAAAGGCTCAGGGCCACGACAAACTGTATCGGTTCTGCGAATTTTACATATCTACAAATCAGATCACGGTGAAAGAACTGGAAAATCTGAGGCATATATACGAAGGCTACAGGGCTGTCGGAGGTAATGGTACTGCAAAAGAGCTGTACGATCGATGCCAGGATCTTCCGATAGTAGATAGCCGTACAAAGTACAACCCGTATTATACTGAAAGAGATGCGTATCATCATACGCATGATTAACAATCAGCCCCCAAATGCTACGCATGAGGGGGCTTTTTTACATTTAGTGGGCATGTTATAATATCAATGCGCTCTTAAGGAAATTCGGGAGACGCTATGGGTGTTGTTGAGCAGTTACGTTATTGCGATTGTGACAGCCGTTATAGTTGAGATCTTTTTTTATGAGCAAAAGGAGGAAATGAATATGAGTATAGTTATAGAAATTATAGCAACCATTGTAGTCGAATCCGCCACAACTCTCGCGTTTCCTTAAGGGCACAATTTAGAAATACAAATTCCTACCTATTTATATAGGAGTGGAAACGAAAGTGGAAAAAGTTCTATAACCGCTTGAAAAGACTGAATAAACAATAACCCTTTCACGGCGGTAACCGGGGTTCGATTCCCCGTGGGATCACCAAACCAGCCCGAATCGGTAAAGATTCGGGTTTTTTTATTAGAGGCATGGCTATGAAGAAAAGATTTAAATGGTTATATGGTATTGCAAGTATTGGTGAAGCTGGTCTTTATGGTATAATAGGGACCTTTGCT